TAAAATGGTAAAAAATAATAATATAATTTAGAATTAATGGCAGATGATGCAGATAAAAATATAGAAAGATTAAAATTATTGTTAAAGAATATAGATACTATGAAAAAAGAGATATGTATGATGGAAAAAGAAAAAAGTGAAATATTGGAAAAGATATATAATGAAAAAAAAGATGTATTTGTAAAATTAAAATATTTTAATAATAAAGATGAAATGATAACAAAAAATGATGTAATTTGCGAAGATGATAGTGAATATTATGTATCAAGTGATACAGAATAATTTAGTATGATGTAATTTTTTTTAGAAAAAATTGATATTAATTTATATAGGATATAATATAAATATATTATGTTTGTAACAAATAGTTCAGAAAATAATGTGTTAAAACAAGTATGTGTAAAGAATGAAAATAGTAATAAAAGTAATTATAAAAAAAGTATAATTAAGAATATAGATAAAAATAAATTAAAAAATATGTATTATAGTAGAAATATTAAAAATAATTCAAATATATTAAATTTAAACAAATATTTTACAAATAATTCTAGTATGTTTTCTAATATATCTTCTAATATTAATTCTACTAAATATAGTAAATATAGAAAATATAGAAAATATAGAAAATATAGAAAATATAATTTATAAAAAAGATTGATTTAAAAACATTATGAGTATATAATGTAATATATATGGAACGTATTACAGAGCGTACAGGAAAGGTTACATTAGACGGTGTAATTGTAAAAAGGGATGATGGAAGTGTAGAAACATATTATATCCCTTATAATGAAAATAACATTTTGATAAAAGAGCATGATGTTATTTCCTTATTAAATAAATATCAAGTAAAAGTAGATAAAATTTATCATATTAAATATTTTCAGGAATCTATGACTCATAAATCTTATTTGAAGAAAGAAGTTTTTACAGATAAAATTTTAGCACAAGCGAAAAAAGAATTAAATTATCCAGAAGGTTTATTAGAGTTAAGAAAAGATTCTTATGAAAGATTAGAATATTTAGGAGATCGTGTAATTAAATTGATTGTAAGTATGTATTTATTTCATAGATATCCATTACAAGATGAGGGATTCATGACAAAAATGCAAACAACAATAGAAGATAAAACAAATTTATCAAGAATGGCACGTGATATGGGATTAAGTAAATATTTTATAATATCAAAACAAATTGAGAATATTAAGGGAAGAGAAGCGGAAAAATTTAATGAAGATATATTTGAGGCATTTTTTGGAGCGTTATATTTATCAAATGGATTTAATGTATGTTTAGAGTTAATATTAAATTTGTTGGAATCTCAAATAGATTATTCAGAAAATTTGTATAGAAATAAGAATTATAAGGATCAGTTATTGAGATATTATCATTCCCAAAAATGGGGATTTCCAGAATATTATTTGGTTGGAGAATATGGTCCTTCACATAAAAGACAATTTGTAATGGGAGTAAAAAAGAGTGAATATAAGGGAGTTTCAGCAACAGAATCAAATTTGTTAGAATTAGGTATTGGATTTGGAGTGGCTGGAAAGAAAAGAGATGCTGAACAGAAAGCTTCTAAAATGGCTTTAATAAAATTAGATTGTTTAAAAAAAGATCAGTACTTGGAAAGTGATATGTATTATCCAGTATTAGATGAAATAAGAAGAAATAAAGAGGATGATACAAAGTTGAAGGAAAGTAAGGAGGAGATTCAGGAGAGTATAGTAAAAACAAAAAGTTTGTTAAATAGTTTGTTGTTAAATGATAAAGATTTAAGTTTGTAAAATTTTAATTTTGTAAAATTTTAAAAAAATAGGATTGATTTAAAATAAAAGTTATTAATTTATTAATGTTTAGAAAACAGGTATTATCTAAAGGAAATATTTCAAGTGTATATCAACAGGCTACAAGAAATGCTAGATTAAGTGGTGAACAAAAGCGTGAAATTTTAAATAAAATTATAGATGGGTTAAAAGTAGTAAGTAGTAAAGTAGATAATAGTAGAATAAATAAGGAAAATTTTGGGAAGATATTAAACCAAGTAAATTCATTAACATTAAAAAAGATAACCCAGGAATCGAGTTATGATAATATATTATCTGTACCACAAGATAGTGGTCCAAGTATATCGCAAATACAAATGGAAAGAGATTTTTTAGCAAATCCTCAAAGTAATTTAATGGTAAATGAAAGACCTACTGCAACATCTTCACCAATGTATCGTGGTGGAAGAGATAGTAGAAGTACATTAGGAGCAAGAAGACAGTCTCAAGCTCCGGATAGAACTTTTAATTTGTCAGCAGATAAGGATTCAAATTCTTTAGAAGATAGATTATCAAGAATTCAGGAAGAAAGAGATTCAATGGGTAGGAATGGACCATCTCATCGTGAATTACCAAAAGGTTTGCAACCAGTATCAACAAATCCAAATAAAGTTCATCATCAATCAAATAATGATAATAATGTGGGAAAAAAGATGATGCAAAATACAAATCCTCATTCTCAGGATAATTATCATTTATCAAATAAACCTGATACAGATAATTTGGGAGGTTTAGGAAATATGCCTGGTTCATTAGATGATGTATTTAGTACAGAAATAACAGATTTAGATAGTTATAAAGAAGATAGTAGACCATTGGAAGCTAGATTAGGAGATTTAAAAAGAATGAGAGATGTTACAATAGAAAATAAAGAACCTTTACCGGAAGCAATTGATACTAGAGATGATTTGAAGAAAAGACATGATGATAAATATACAAAAAAACCTGATATTAGAGATGAGACAATGGAATATACCAGAGATACCAGAGATATGAGAGATACTATAGATACTAGAGATACTAGAGATACTAGAGATACTAGAGATATGAGAGAGGAACCAAGATATGAGGAACCAAGATATGAAAGAGAATTAAGAGAGCCTAGAGAAATTAGAAGATATGAAAGAGAAGAGTCAAGGGAAATTAGAGAGCCAAAACAAAGCTCATCATGGCCTGGTCAAATGAATGTAGATATGGATTTAATGTTAAGAATGGAGAGAAAGTTAAATATGATGATAGAGTTAGCGAATCAGATCGATAGAACTCAAAAATATCAGTTAATAATAGATACAAAGAAGTTAAAACATAGTAAATCGAATTATAGATATGATTTGAGTCGTGAGGTAAATGGAATAACAAAATTGGAGTTATCAAATTATTCTTTACCAGATAATTATTATAATATAACAGCAAGTAATAATACATTTGAGTATTATGTGAAAAAAAATGTTGAGGATGGAGAGGGAGGAGAAGGAGGAGATGAAAGAGAGGTGGAATATGAGAAAAAACAGTATAAATTGGAATATGGAATGTATAAGATAGAGAATGTGTTAGAGGAATTGAATAGTAAAACTGATTTGTTATTTAGTATGGGATTTGATCAGAGAATAGAGATAAGTAGTGAAAATGATTTTAAGTTGGAGCCAGGAGAATTGTTGGAGACAAATCTAGGTTTTATGGTAGATAATGAGAATGTTGGAAAGAGATTTGTAGCGAGAAAGTTGTGGGATTTGCGTGGTCCAAATTATTTCTTGTTGTATGTGGATAATGTGGATCCGAGTAATCCGTTAGCGATATTAAATTTGGGAGGTAATTCTTATGGGAGAATAGAATTAAATGTGCCAACAACATTAAGTCATTTGGATATACGAATAGTAGATCAAAATAATAAGTTGGTAGATTTCCAGGGGAGATTTCATAGTTTAACAATGATATTAGAAGCGAGATAATTTTAGTTGTATTTATTTCTGAAATAAACATTTCTGCATTCATTCATTTTTTTATCAGATAATGGATTTTTGATAATATCATCAAAAGAGTCACCGTCAAGTAATCTGAGAATAAAGTTCATGGAATATACTCCACATTCGTATGTGGTTCTTTGGTGTCTTTCTTTGTTGTATCTTATATCAACTTTTGATAAAGCTTTTTGTAGTGGTTTAGATAATTTGTGATATTTTTCGAATGCTTTTTCTAAATATTTGATAGGAATATTGGAGCCAAATTCTTTTTTGTAGAGGAATTGTATAATTTTGTTAAGAAATTTTTTGATATTTTTGATTGGTTTTTTTCCGAAACTATCAAAGAAGTAAACTTGATTTTTTTTAAGATTAGCGTATAATGAAACCCAATGACTTCCAGATTCGTTGTGTTCATCTAAGTTAATAACCATACCAATTTGGTATTTATTTTTTTTGATAAGATCGTTAAAGTCTAAACTATTAATACCTAAAATAGGTAATTCTAGAAAGTCGCTAGGAGTAGTACCTAAATATATAAAATCTTTGTATTTTTCTTGATATTGTTCCATAACGGCACTAATATCAAGAGTGGAAAGCCAATCTTTTTTGCTATCAGGTCCTTTGGGTCTAAAAGTTTTTTTCATTTTTTCATCAGCGATTTCGTTAATAAATTTTTGTCTTAACCAACAAGTTTGGTCGAAACATTTATCTTCTAATTTGTCTTCAATTTTAGAGACTAATTTTTTTTTATCAGAAGCAATTTTAATTTTTGTATCATATTTTTCATTCCATGCATTAGCAATTTTAACAAGTGAATCATATTCAAAACAAGAACCGTCTTCGTATTTTTTGTGTGGAGCGCATTTTTTGTCATTAATATCAGTCATTATTTAATAAAGTATAGATAATAATTTATTAAATAAAAATTATAGAATGAAATCATATTTTAATTTATAAAATTAAAGAGTATAATTAGTATTTTTTTGATGTCTTAAATCATTAACAAGAGGATTATCTTTGAGAGTGTTAGTAAAGTTATCTGTAATATGATAATTATCAATAACAGATGAATCTCTATGTCTAGTACTAAAAGTATTTGTGGGATCTGGAGTTTGATAGTCAAGAGGTCTAGAGATACTTGGTTCTCTAGCAGAGTTAACAAATAATCTATTTCTAGTATCAGCATCGTTGTCATATTCAGCTCTAAATTGTTGTTGTCCTCCAGGATTAGGTCTAGATTGAAGAGAGGTTTCTTTGCAATCGTCATGATACATATTAAGAGCATCATCATAAACTCTAGCTTTAGGTTCAACACTAGCTAATGCAGGTACATGTCCTTCAAGTAAAGTAGTTTGTTTAATAGTAGGTCTAGCTTCATCCATAATAATTTGTTTATCGACACGTGCACCAGGTCTGGATAAACTCTTTTCAGGAACATGGAAAAGGGTTGAATGTTTAATAGTAGGTCTAGCTTCATCTTGTAAATTTGAATAAGATGTAAAACCATTAGGATCCATATTGCCTTCTCTAGAGTATAAAGTAGTTTGTTTAATGGTATTTCTAGCATCATCTTGTAATGTGGAGTAACTAGTATGATCATTGGGATTAATATTACCATCTCTAGAGTATAGAGTAGTTTGTTTAATAGTGGCTTTAGCATCATCAGTAAGATTAGAATAAGTAGAATGATCAGTGGGTTTCATGTTACCATCTCTAGAATGTAGAGTAGTTTGTTTGATAGTAGCTTTAGCATCATCAGTAAGATTAGAATAAGTAGAATGATCAGTAGGTTTCATATTACCATCTCTTGAATATAATGTAGTTTGTTTAATAGTAGCTTTAGCTTCATCGGTTAAGTTTGAATATCCTTTAGTAGATTTATTAGCATGACCTGTAATATTATGACTTGTAGAATCACGATTTGTTTCATATAATTGCACAGAATTAGTATTAACATTTCTACCTTTATTTGTATCAATAGGATTTCTAACATAATCATTAAAGAATGATTGTCTACCTGTAGGTTCAGCTTCAGCTTTAACGACAGTTTTAGATTTTCTAATAGCAGGACCGTTATATTGATTAGAATTAGATCTGTTACCAGAAGATGAAGCAGAAAAGACACCTCTAGGGACTGCATGTTGTACGGTAGCTCTACCTTTAACTTCTTCTTTTCTTTCAGTAGACATAGATTTTTTGGAATGAAATTCTCCCATTTTTTGTGGCATTCTACCTTTTCTAGCAGCTTGAATAGTTGGTTGTTCATATGTAATTCTTTGATTGTTTTCACCTCTTATTTCATCAATATTTCTAGGAAGAACACGGTAAGTTGAGTGTCTACCTTCTTGAATTTTTCCATCTAAACCTGGTCTAACTTTAACTTTATTTTGGAAAGGTAGATTACCGTTGTTATTTTTGAAAGAAGTAATAAAACGTGAACCTAATTCCCCATTAATAACAGGTTGACCTTCAATATTTTTTCTGCCATGTTTGGTAGGAGCGAACATTTTTTCAACTTCTTGTTTTGGTACCCAATCTCTAGAACTACCAGTTTGTAAATCTAGTCTTCTGTTAAAGTTATCATAATTCATAAGTGGCATATCTCTTTTAGATGTGGATGGAATCATATTGTTGTGTTGCATTTTATCAGTTACATTGTAATGCATAACAGTGTCATTAAAATCTGAGAATCCTTCAATATAGTCAATTTCTCTTTTGAGACGTGGGTCTTCAATGTCACCAGTAATGGGTGCTTGATTAAAACTAGCAACATCAGTATTTTTGACAGTAAGTGGTTGAAACATAGAATCAATATTATTATTTTTATGTGAACTATCTTCAATTTCAATATGAGATGAATTAGGAACTGAATCTAATACATTATCAATAATAGGATATTCGCTTTGTTGTAATTTAAGATGTTCAATATCTTTGATGTTATTAATACCAGTAAAATCAGTTATTTTGTTAGATGTTTTATTTTGTATTTTATTAGTAGGTTTTTTAATTGGAGTAGAATTATTTTGTTTTTGTGTTAATCCTAGTAATAATAAACCGCCAAGTGCGATAGCTTCCATTAATTGATTTTAGATTTTTTTAATAAAAAATACTAAAATGAATTTATATTTTATTTATTTGCAAACTTTGCATGAACCAGAAGTAACAGCAGGTGCACCAGATGGTTTAGGAAGAGCAGCACCAGTATCTAAAGGTTTTTGTTCAGGTACAACAAAAGTATCTTTAGCGATTAATCTAGAGTTAGTGCCATTTCTCCATTCTTGAATTTTGCATTGTGGGTTAACATGTAAGTATGGGTTGAAATGAAATTCAGTAGTATTCATTCCACGGTAAGCATCAAGAGGGTGAGTGAATCTAGTATCAACTTGATTAAGAGTAGTACCGCAATTAGGTAATTTGACCATTTTGCTAGCTAAAGCTTTGTGACCGTCATTTTTACCTCTAGAGTTGCATTGGTCATCAGGTAATACACGGTTAGTAAGATGAGATTCAGCATCAGCTTTAACACCAAAATCAACATCTAAGCTGTTTCTGGGAACTGCAACATCAGCTCTAGAGCCAATAGGACCAGTATAGGAGTAGCATTGTTTGCATGATTCATTAGCGGGAGCAAATAAACGATAAGAACCTACATCAGTGCTTCTCTTGATTTGTTGTTCATATTGGCACTCATCATATTTAGTGCGACTAAAAGCCATATATAATAATTTAGAAAATTTATATTAAATAAATTATCTAAAAAACTAAAAGATTTTTTAAACTAAATAAAAAATTTATTTTTTGCCACAAGAAACTTTAATATTTTTTTCATTTAATCCATTAGATTCAGGTTTCTTTAAACCAGAAGGGGTAATGTGGTAGATACCTTGGCATAAAGTAGGTGGGTGATAAGTATGGTTAAAGTTTTTTTCTTTAGGGTTGTATTTTTTGTCAGGACATAAAGTGCCAGGTCTGTTTAAGTTGTATAATTCATTTTCTACATCAGCTCTAGTAGCAAAATCAACATTGCATTTATCTAAAGTGTTGCCTTTAGAGTTGCATGGGCATGGTTTCTCATTTTCATATTTACCTACAAATAATTGATATTCAAGAGGTGTAACACTTTGTTTTAAATCAGTAGCATAAGCGCAGCTATCGTATTGTAAGCGATTGAAACTCATTATATAATAAACTAGAGATAAAATTTTTTTTAAGTTAATTTAAGTTTAAATCTTTTGTATTTGTATAAAATAATATTAATAAAACCTTTAGGGAAAATATTTTGATAATCTAAATAAAATTTGTTTTGAATAAATATAAATTTGTCTTCTTTTGTATTTTCTTTAATTTCTTTAATGTTAAACATGTAATCTAATTCAAGAAAGAAATAATCAATTTGTTCAATATAAAATGGAAAATCGAAAATAAACCAAAAAATAAGATAATCATTCATATTTTTGCTAAAGTTAAGAGAATAAAAAATATCTAGATAACAAGAATTTTTGTCTTTGTTTTCAATTATATATTTTTCTAAAGCTAAATGGAAATCTTCCCAAGTATAATTTTCAAGACCAATTAAATCGAGTGAATTAGCTTTAGGGGTAATATTATTTTCCATTAATATTTTTTTAGCGATAATTAAGAAATCTATATTGGAATGAAAGAATTGTATGTGTTTTGTGTTGTGTCTTAAATAAATAATTTTTTTGATATTAGCACCATAATATAGTAAATTTTTAATCATAGATGGATCTTTATTAAGACATGCTGTTTCAAGAGGAGTGAATTTTTTTTTATTAATGAGCCATAATGGGTGTTTATTTTGTAATAATAGAATGAACATCTTACCATCACCATTTTCAATAGCTAAATGTAGGGGTGTATTTTTGTAAAAAATGTATTTTTCCCATGATATTTTAGTTTTTTTAAGAACTCGTTGAAGTGTATCAAATTTTTCGTTATGAATAATATTTAGAATCGGATCTTTTGTAGATTTTTCAGTTTCGATTGTAGATTCTAAATCTGTATCTTTTAAATATTTTCTAGTGAAAAATTGTATTAAAATTTGTTTTTCATCATTATCTTCTGTATTATCAATCTTTTGTTTAATTTTATTGTATTTTTGTTTTTGTAATTCAGTAAACATACTATTATCCATTATATAATTTAATTATATTAATATTATTTAACCAAAAAATAATAGTTTATAAAAATAAGTTATTAAAATTAACTCTTGAAAAAAGATATTATATAATTTCGCGATAAAAAATAAGTTATAAAAAATAGTTTATAAAAATTAGTTAAAAATTCTAGAATTTTGAGATTTAATATATTTTTCTCTGGTTAATTCACCTCCTCTGGGAAAAGGTAAAACAATTTTGTCAGGATCTTGGAAGTTTTTGGTAAGAAAATCAAATCGCATATTTTCAATAGTTTCTTTTTCTCTATTCATATGTTCATTAGATAATCTAGTACAATTACCTCTAAGATCACAAGAAACATCTATATCCATATTATATTTAAATTCTTGATTTTTAATTTTGGAATAATCTAAATTTTTTTTAGAACAGGTATTAGTATTGTTAGTATTATTAATTTTATTAATATTTTTAGTAGGTTCATGAATTTTAGTTTGAATAATGTTATCTCCATAGTCAAAATTATCGACCTCTGAAAAATCTATTTTTTTATCTATAACTTTTTTTCTTTGGTAAAAATATTTTGGTTTATTAAGATTCTGTAACTTATTTTCTTTATTCCAGGCTCTGGTGCTAGACCCCGATAGGCTCTGCCCAATAATATCTTTAGTAGTTAAAGTATTTTTTTGTGGTTTAATATGTTCAAATGGAATAAATTTAGTTTTTTTAATAATATTTTTGTTCATTATTAAAAAAATTAAAATAAAATTTATAATTCTAGATTATTGTTTAAAAACTCTACCTTTATGGAAACGTGTATCTTCATTTTCTAAACAATTAGATCCATCATGTTTACAATCACCTGAATTTCCTAATAAGAATTTAGCAAATTTATCTTGATCATTAACAACAGTTGTAACAGGCATAGTATAAAAATCTCTAAAATTTATATTTTTATTATAATGATCATCATTTAATATACCTGAGAAACCTTCTTTTGCTTTTTTAATTGAATCTGTTACTTTAGCTGAACAAACTTTTGGTCTATTAACATTATTAAAATAATCTCCCATAGTAAAATTACCATAAGGGTTTTCTTTAGAAATAGGAGTACAAGAATCTTGTTTAAATTTTTCAACATTATTGTGAAATAAAATTGTTAAAACAAGTAATGTAACAGAGAAAGACATCCATTTCATATCACCATTTATAAGATAAATAATAACTAAAAATAAAATAGCGAATCTAGCAATGGAATTGAGTTTCTCAGTATAATCCATATTTTCTTGTGGGAATATGTTATTAGATTGAATAAGTATTTGTGGATTATATAACCAGAACATTATAGAAATGTAGATTTTTTTTAAATAAAAATAGAAAAAATGAAATAAATATATATAAATGTTATATTTTAATAATTATGGAATCTTTGCCATGGAATGAAAAATATAGACCAAATAAATTAAAAAATATAACTTATCAAACTGAAACTATTGAAATTATTAAAAATTTAATTAAAAGTAAAAGTTTGCCACATTTTATATTTTATGGTCCACCTGGAACAGGAAAAACATCAACAATTTTAGCAATCTGTAATGAAATATTTCCTGATGAATTAAAATCGAATCGTATATTTGAGTTTAATGCATCAAGTGATAGAGGAATAAAATTTATAAGAGAAAAAATTAAAAAAATATCTAATTTAAAAATTACTGAAAAGAAAGAAGTAATTCCATTAAAAATAGTAATATTAGACGAAGTTGATACATTAACACCTGAATCTCAATATGCATTACGTCGAATAATGGAAACATCAAGTGTAAACACAAGATTTTGTTTGATATGTAATTATCCGAATAAGTTAATAGATCCAATAATATCAAGATGTGCTCAATTTAGATTCAAGCCAATTCCGAATGAGAAAATAGAAAAAACATTTAAGAGTATTTTAAAAAAAGAGGGTATAAAAAATATTGATAAGATAACAAAAATAATATCAGTAAATAGTTATGGTGATTTAAGATTGGGAATATCATATTTGGAGAGGTATTATAAAAACAATGAAAAGATAGATAGTTTGTTTGGTAGTATATCAAATAGTGAACAAATAAAAATGTTGCAATATTTAGAAGACAAGGAATATGAGAAATTTAGTAAATTAATAAGATATTATATAGATAATAATTATCATGTATTGTTTCAGATAAAAAATTTGTTGGAGTTAATATCAAAGACAAATTTGGATGATAAATTAAAAATGAGTATAATAAATGATTTGACGTTATTAGATAATTATGTGTTAATGGGTGTAAATAATGAATTATTGTGGAATTTTTTGAGTATATCGTTAATAAAAAATTTTGAATTATGTTAGTTATAAATACTAATTTATTTATATAGTAATGGAAGAAAGTGAAAGTAAAATAGAAATAAATAAATATCAGCCTTGGGTTGAGAAATATAGACCAAAAGATTTGTCTGAAATAAAAGGTCAGGAAATGGTAAAAAATACAGTAAATAATATGGTAAGTAAAGGTTATTTTCCAAATTTAATATTCCATGGTTCACCGGGAACAGGAAAAACAAGTTTTATATTTTCGCTAGCAAATAAAATATATGGTGATAAAATGAATTATTTGGTATTAGAATTAAATGCTTCAGATGACAGAGGTATAAATGTAATAAGAAATGAAATAAAAGATTTTGTAAGTAAAAACACATTGTTTGCAAATGGAATAAAATTGGTAATATTAGATGAAGTTGATTCAATGACACCAGATGCTCAGTATGCTTTAAGATATTTAATGGATAAATATAAAAATCAAGTAAGATTTTGTTTGATATGTAATTATTATTATAAAATTTTAGATTCAATAAAATCAAGATGTTGTGTATTTAGATTTTTACCATTAAATAAAAAAGAAACAAAAAAAGTAATAACAAATATAATATTAAAGGAAAATATAAAATTATCAAATTCAATAATAAAAAAGATAATAGATTTTGGGGAGGGAGATATAAGAAAATCAATAAATTTGTTGCAGTCAGTAAGTATAGAGGGTAAAAAAATAAATAATCAATTTGTAAATTTGTTAATAGGAGATATAGATGAAAAAAGTATAAAAAAACTATTAGAAATATTATTTAGTGAAGAATTAAGTTTAAGAAAGAAGATATTGGGAGTTGATAAAATAATGATAAAATATGGAATATCATTATCAAATTTAATAAAAATAATATTTGATAATATAGAAGAATATTATTTAAGTGAAAAAATGATAGAATTAGCAGAATTAGAATATATGGTAAAACAATCAACATTTTCAAAAACATATTTGTATAAATTAATATGTATATTTTTTTAGTATAATTAATATGTATATTTTTTTAGAAAGTTTAAATATAAAAAAACTTATTTTTTAATGGAGAAAGGACTTTTAAAAAAGAAAAAAACTATAGAAAAGTTCGATAATTATATAATTTATACTTCAGATAACGATGATATGAATATTGATAATACAGATTTTATAATTTGGGAAAATATAAAAAATTATTATAAAAAAAAAATTATTAAAAAAGAAGTTGATTTTATTGAAGATAATAAACGTGATAGATTTAAAGACAAATTAAAATAATAAATTTAAAATAACTTTATTATTTTAATGTTAGAATATATAACATTTGGAAATATGTTATTATTATACAAATATTATAATTATTATGTTTTAGTACATACTATGTTTACTGGTTGTTATATTGTATATAGAATATGTAAATTTGGAAAAAAAGTAATAGTATATTTTGTTGGTGAAAAACCAAAATATATAGATTATAATAAAAAAAATCAAAAATTATTAGATTTTCATACATATAAATTTAGTAATTATTTAGATTGGATTTTAATCTAGCCTTAGCCTAGAAAAATTGTTATTTACTAAAGTAAATCATTAAATTGTCTTGTAGTCTTCATATATTTTTCTGGCCTGTGGGTTTTGCCCTAACAACAGACTTAATTATAAATAATTTTATAACAAATCTAGAAAAATTGATTTATACGCTCAAAGAAATATAATATATAATTTTATGGAAATTTTCAGTAATACATATTGGAAGGACAGTCAAATTGTGGTATTTCATTGTGGGGACAAAAATATAATTTTGGGGAATAATGAAACACAAGTTGAGTTGGTACGAGACGATAATATTTATATTAAGGAGTCGGTACCATCAGAGATTGGGATGTTAATAAACATGGAGTTAGTAAATTTAAATTTGTATAAAAATTATAAAAATTTGGTAAATATTTTCGAGAAATATTTTTCACCACAAATAGTAGAAAAAGATGTAAAATTTAATATTTGTGATGAATTGTATTTGGATAAAGAAGTTTTGGTGTATAAGTTTCCTTTGGACAAAGAGAAATTATTTTCATGTGTAAAAAAGAATAGTATTTATGAAAATTGTAATATGCCAACAAGTATTATTCCAAGTGCAGAAGAAATTAAAAATATTATTTTTAAGGAAATAAAAGATTTTAATACAAATATAGATTTTAATGATTATATTGAACCAATTGAAGATTCGTTATTTAAATTTAATTTGTATTTATTTGATGAAAAAGATAAATGTAAAATTGAAATTAATTTGGACAGTAATTATTATCCAATGACTCCACCAAAAATTAAATGGGTTGCTCCAGTAATATCAAAAGAATTATATGCTGACATTTTAAATTCAAAGGTATTTGGTTCAAGTTGGAATCCAACAATTGAATTAAAGAATTTATTTTTGAAATTAAAAGAAAAATTACTTGAAAGAAAAATATCTAATAAAGAGAGAATTTTTGGAGAGTGTGATGGGAAGAATGAATTTAAGGAAGATGATAATTTGATAATAGAATTTTGTAAAGCGATTGGTAATTTTACAGGAACAGAAATTTTAGATTTGAATTTTACAACAATTGATAAAAGTGTTAGTAAAAGTAAATCTCATTGGAAGGGTGGTACAGGATATGGTCATAGTGGATTAACAAAATGGTCTTTAGAAGATTATTTGAAGGAACAATCAAATATTCAGACCCAAATTATAAAGATTTTGGTAAAATTAGATACTATAGAATTATCTGATAAAAATAAGGAATATATTTGTAAATTAATTTTTCAAGAAACATCTGGAATATCTTTAATTGATATTAATAAAAATTATAATTTATATCAATCATATTTGAGAATATTAGATAATAATTTTAATAAAGAATTTAAATATGATAAATTAGATAGTTGGTTAGAAGCATTTCAAGATTTAATTGATAGTATTAAAATGAGTTTAGAGGGTTTAGAAGAAGATGTATCTAAAAAAGAAATTAAAAATAAAAATATTATTATTAATTATTTGAGTAATTTAGTAAAATATAAAAGTAAAAAAGAAACTATTGTAGAAATCACAGATAAAACAACATATTGTGATATTATGAAAAAATTACAATTTTCATATTATAATTTACCATCTAAACATTTATATAATAAATTTTTAGATAAACCTGCTAATTCAAAACAAATGATGAAAATTCTTCAAGAGATTTCTTCACTTCAAAAGAGTTTACCTCTCAATGAAGAATCAACTGTATGGTTAAGAGTGGATAAAAAGAAATTAACTAAATTACAATTTATGATTTCAGGTCCTAAAGATACTCCTTATCAAGATGGATTATTTTTATTTGATTGCTATTTCCCTATAAATTATCCTAAAGATCCTCCTCAAGTTTTACTACAAACAACTGGTGGAGGAAAAGTAAGATTTAATCCAAACTTATACAATAACGGTAAAGTATGTTTATCTTTATTAGGTACATGGAGCGGTGAAGCATCAGAAAAATGGAATGAAAAAACTTCTACTTTACTTCAAGTATTAGTATCAATCCAAAGTTTAATCTTAATTGAGAAACCATATTTTAATGAACCTGGATATGAAAGAGAAATTGGTACATCAAGAGGAACTACTAATAGTAAAAATTATAATAATGTAATTGAAGTTGGTACAGCTGAATGGGCGATTGAAGATATGATTAAGAATCCACCTAAAGGATTTGAAGATGTAGTAATTAAACATTTTGAACATAAGAAAAAATCTATTAAAACTATGTTAACAAAATGGAAAGAGACTAATAAGAGTAAAGTATTTGATAGAGTTGTAACCTTATTAGAATAATTAGTTTATAAAAAATTGAATTTTCTATTGTATATAAATTCCAATAATAAAAATTCTAATAAGTGTTTTGGGAATCCTATTATTGGGTTTCTAGAACATTTGGTAGAGAGAGTCTTAGAGTTATTCTTCGACTACTCTACAGTGCTTTGTATAGACAGGTGGAAGTTTAGACCTGCATAAGCACAAGTTCTGTAAAGCGGTAGAGCATCATAGGCTCAACGTGTGAACTAAAATGACAGAGGAAGCGTATATGGATGTCCTATACATGATGAGATGTCTCAGTTTGACATATACGAACACAGTTTTTGGTGTCGCTGGAGCTCCACCTCTCATACGAGATGCTTCGATGGGGGAGCTTGATGCTGGTGGTGCTGGTGGTGCTG